GTAGCAAGTGTGCGTTTTCTTTATAGTGCTAACAACGCTAAGATTGAAGAGAACGCTACACTTAAAGCGGACAATGTGGTTATGCAACAAAACGAGGTCTTCACCGAGAAGTCAGCAGCTATCACTGATCAAACAGTGACTGAGTATGTTGACGGTTCCACGAAGGCTAAAACCGCCACAGAAAAGCTACGTAAAGAGAGTCTGCATGAATACGCCAAGAAAGTCGAGCCTAAGACTTCAGGGAGTGATTCAACGCATAGTGACCCTGATGGGGATGAGCGTGCTAGCGTTATCGCTGGCGGCTTGTTCAAAAACTATTGCCGTATCCGTCCCGAAGACCCCGACTGCCGTGCCCTCGGTACTGCTGTTGGATTGCCTGATCGATAAACCACCTGATACCTTTGATGCTGCGGTTATGCGTCAGTTGTATCCAGATGTTAAAGACGTCTGGGAGGCCAGGTTCTTGCTAATGTCAGATGCGTATCTATCGCAGACTTCCAACTTGGAACAGTGTGATCTTTCTAAGAAAGCATTACGTAGCTGGAACGCAAAGCACCTGGAGCTTAAAAATGACACTAGAAGGCCTACTCAGTGATCTAGGTACCGATCCCCTTAGCAATAAGGTAAACGGTGCACCATTGAGAGCAAGTATCAACGCTGTATTTAAGAAGCTCGGTATACCAGCCATTGATCAGACCACATCCAGTGAACTGATCCTTGAGTCAATCTACGGTATCGACGATGAAACCATTAAAGCAACATTACTAGGTAAGCGGGTTAGTGAATCCAAAGGTATCCTGACTATTAAACGCTTCCTAATGATAACGGCTATTATTGGTACGATTCTCGCTATCGCTGGATTCACCCATGTGGTGCGTGGAGATCATCCACTCACTGCTGAGGAAATCGATCTAGTTAAAAGTATCGGTGGTGGAGCTTTTGATCTGGTAAGAGAGATCTATATCAAGCCAGATTCACAATAAAAAACAACATACAGCCACCCCTATTATGGGGTGGCTTTTATTATGCTATGTAGGCAAAGTAATTTTTTACATTAGTAACCGTAGAGGACTTCACATGAGTGATCGTTTTCCCTACAACCTCCCATCGCGGGAGGCGCTTGTAGAACTGGTCCGCCGTTCCGAGAATCGACCTAATCTTCGTGACGATTTAGTCACATTCGAAGATCTCTTTTTCTCGCCAACGTTAGTGGAGCCCGGTAGAACTTATATTGAGATGATCGACCTTACTACTAGTCTTAAAGACTGGTTCGAGTTTCGTCGATTGGATCTGGCTGACAATCGTTGCTTAGGTCCATCGGTTAGTATCGTCATTCAAGGTAATGCTACACCTGCCAACATCGCGTTGGAAATTAACCGCTCACGCAAGATGCCATTCGGACCAAGTGACGTTTCATTCTCTGACGAACTGATTCCCTATACTGGTGATTCTTTCGAATACGACTTCACTGCTCTTTCTGGCAGTTACGTTTATTATGGTACCACCAAGGTTAAAGTTACCGTGATCCCTACATCGAGATGGACACGTTACATGGAAAATAATGGTACCCGTTTTACTGAAAATGGTGTCGAGCGAGAACTCGAACACAAAGTGCATACCTGGAGCTAATAATGGCTATTCTTAGAAACGGCTCAACTGGCCCTCAAGTCGCAGACCTGCAACGTAAACTCACAGCCATCGGTTATCCATTGAAAGACGATGGTATTTTCGGTGACGGAACTGAACGTGCAGTTAAAGAAGTTCAAAGACGGTTCCATCTAAAAGACGATGGTGTCGTTGGAGACAAAACATGGGCCGTACTGGATACGCCTAAAAAGGTTCTGTTGTCCCTAACCGAAGCTGATTATCAATGGGCTGCTGATTTCCTTCAGGATGACGTGCCATCGATTAAAGCTGTCCGTGAAGTTGAAGCTCCATTCGGGGGCTTCTTGCCTGATGGACGCGTGACTATTTTGTATGAACGTCACGTAATGTATCGTCGGTTGTATGAAAATGGATTTGATCCAGACGCCCTTGCTGCTAAATATCCAGATATCGTTAACAAGAAAACTGGAGGCTATCTTGGTAAAGCAGCTGAGTATAATCGTTTAGATGCTGCAAAGAAACTCGATCCCGTATCGGCATTGGAATCCTGCTCTTGGGGTGCCTACCAGATTATGGGTTACCACTGGAAACTGTTGGGCTTCTCCAGTGTATATGAGTTCCTTGCTAAGATGGAAGAATCAGAACGTGGACAACTTGATTGCTTTGTTAGATTCATTAAAGCCAACCCAGTCTTGCTCAAAGCAATTCGTCAAGACGACTGGGTAACGTTTGCACGCTACTATAATGGTGCGAACTACAAAGCTAACAACTATGATGTTAAGTTAACCGCAGCATTCAAGAAATTCGGCGGGAAATAAATACCCAACACTATGAGTCTTATTTTAACTATGAGACAAGTAGTTGCTTACACTATTTCTGAAGGAATAAAAAATGGCTGATCAAAATAAAGCTGGTATGATTTCTGGTATGTCGCCTCTGGCGGTACTGACCGGCGATGAGCTGATGGAAGTGTCGTCGCGTCAGAATGACGGCTCTTGGAAAACATTTTCTATTATCGTGAGCAAGATCCGTACTAACGCTGGTCTGTCCGCTTACGAGGTTGCCGTAGTCAACGGCTTTGAAGGTACCCAAGCAGAATGGTTGGCTTCTCTTAATGGTAAGTCTGCCTACCAAGTAGCTGTTGATCTTGGTTATGCTGGCACTGAATCCGAGTGGCTGGAATCGCTCGTAGGTAAGTCCGCTTACGAGGACGCAGTTGAGCAAGGTTACAACGGTACCCTTACCGAATGGCTCAATAGCCTGAAAGGTCAATCCGCTTATCAGATCGCCGTTACCAATGGTTTCGTAGGCACTGAAGCTGCTTGGCTTGAATCCCTCAAGGGCCAATCGGCATACCAGTTGGCTAAAGTAATTGACCCAACAGTTGGCACCGAAGCGGAATGGCTCGAGACACTCATTGGTAAATCCGCTTATCAAGTAGCGGTAGACAATGGGTTCACCGGTTCGGAAGCTGCATGGTTGAAGTCTCTTGAAGGCAAGTCTGCATTCCAGGTTTGGCAAACCATCCCTGGTAACGAAGACAAAACCGAAGTTGAATTCATTGCAGCTATCACCGGTCCTCAAGGTGAAGATGGTAAATCGGCATACGAGGTATGGACCGAGCTGCCTGGCAACGCCGGCAAGACCGAAGCTGAGTTCTTCGATTCGCTTAAAGGCGAAGGGATGACTCAAGCTAAACTGCAAGAACTGCTGGATCTGGGTTACTACACCACAGAAGGTAAGTTCGTAGTTAAAGGTACCAATAGCGGAATCGTATCTAACGCAGGTTATCTGAACTTCCTGTTCCTGTTTGACAAGCGTCTGAACAACGCTGATTCCTCCGACCCAGACAAAGTACCTCAACGGTCTGTCGAAATGAGTCGTATGGAAGCTGAAGGTTACTCGTACTGGAAGAACAACTCTGCGCCATCTGACGCAGGTGCTCTGCCAGCAGTACCGGATTCCGAAGTTCGTCTGTATGACAATGGTCACTTCCAGATTGGTAGCCTGACCGACTACATCGATTTCGGTGACGGTAGTAAAGTAACTGTAGTTACCGCCGCAGGTTCTACAACCTACGATCTGGCTGAAGCCACTCAAGGTGGTGACGGTAAGTCTGCTTACCAAATCGCAGTAGACAACGGCTTCGTAGGTACTGAAGCTGAATGGCTGCTCAGCCTGAAAGGTCCTAAAGGTGACGACGGGGCTGATGGCCAATCGGCTTATCAACTGTGGGAAGCCCAACCTGCTAACACTGGTAAATCTGAAGACGATTTCCTCGCCAGTCTGAAAGGACCGGATGGCAAGTCGGCATACCAGATTGCAGTGGACGGTGGTTTCACTGGTACCCAAGCAGAGTGGCTCGCTAGCCTGAAAGGTGTTGACGGTGAATCCGCTTATGACATCTGGGTTGCCATCCCAGCTAACGTTGGTAAAACAGAAGCCGAGTTCTTGGCTAGCCTTGAAGGCAAATCTGCTTATCAGACTTGGCTTGGCCTACCGGGTAATGCTGGTCGTACCGAAGCTGAATTCATTGCGAGCCTGAAGGGCGCACGTGGTGAACAAGGTCTGTCGGCTTACGCTGTCTGGATCAATGCTGGTAACACCGGTACTGAAGCCCAGTTCCTCGAAAGCCTTAAAGGTAAAGATGGTACTAACGGCACCAATGGTAAAGACGGGGTCGGTGTTGAAGTAATCGCTACTATCAGTCAACAAGACTTCGATGAGATCGTAGCCGAAGGTAGTTCCATTAAAGGCGACGCTTACTTCGTTGGTGAGTTCCTGTACGTCTTCAACGGTACTGACTGGGTTAAGTCCAATAGCCTGCAAGGTCCAGTAGGTAGTGGTCTGAACTACCTCGGTACTTGGCCAGATGCACAAGCTCTGCCACTGGGTCCTACCTATAACCCAGGCGATACGTTCATGTGGCGTAACAACATGTGGACTCTGATGGAACATCCTACCCGTGCTTGGGTAGCGACTGGTGTACCAGGTCCTCAGGGTAAGTCTGCATTCCAAGTTTGGCAAGAGCAGCCGGGTAACACCGGTAAGACTGAAGCTGAATTTATCGCTAGCCTGAAAGGCGCTACTGGTGAACAAGGTGAGGAAGGTCCAGATGGTAAGTCTGCACTTCAAGTGTGGCAAACTATCCCAGGCAACGAAGACAAAACCCAAGCGGAGTTCTTCGAGTTCCTGACTGGTCCTAAAGGTCGTGACGGTGTTGACGCCGTGGCTTTCACTATTGAAGGTCAACTGGCTGATGAATCCGAACTCCCACGTCCGGGTGAACCTACCAAGGCGTACTATGTTGGTCAGAACCTGTTCGTTTGGATCGAGTCTAAAGACGACTACGAAAACCTCGGTTCCCTGAACGGTGCATCTGCTTACCAGATCTGGCTGTCGCAGCCTGGCAACACTGGTACCGAACAAGACTTCCTGAATTCGCTGAAAGGTAAGTCCGCTTACCAAATCGCGGTTGATGGCGGTTTCGTAGGTAACGAAGCAGCGTGGATTGCAAGCTTGCATGGTACTAACGGCACCAATGGTACCGACGGTAAGAACCTGCAAGTGAATGGTACTCAAGCCGATGAAGCAGCTATCAAGGCATTGCCTGATCCTGTTACTCAAGACGCATGGGTAGCTGACGACACAGGTAACCTCTGGATCTACAGTGGTACCGAGTGGTTTGACGCGGGTCCATTCCGTGGCCCTAAAGGTACGGATGGCACCAACGGTACTAATGGTACCGACGGTCAGTCGACCTATGAACTCTGGGTAGAACAACCGGGTAATGCTGGTAAGACTGAAGCAGAGTTCTTGGCTAGTCTGAAAGGTAAGGACGGTACCAATGGTACTAACGGGCGCAACGTAGAGATTAAAGGCTCTGTTGCAAACGAAGCTGCTCTGGGTACTATCCCTACTCCTCAACCTCAAGACGCTTACACCACTCGTGACTTGGGTATTCTGTTCATGTACATCGGCGGCGTCTGGACTAACCTCGGTCAGTTCCGTGGTGATAAAGGCGAACAGGGTGAGCAAGGTATTGCTGGTCCTGGTCTGATCATCGTGCAGGAAGTTGAAACTCTTGCTGAGCTGCCACCGGCTGCTACCCTTGAACCGGGCCAAGCTGTATTCGTACTCGAAGACCACAAGCTGTATCAAGTCAACGATGCTAACGTTTACGGTCCTGGTATTCAGATCCAAGGTCCAGAAGGCCCAGAGGGTAAAGAAGGCCCAGAAGGTAAACCAGGTGCGTCCATCGCTATCATGGGTTCCTACGGTAGCGTAGCAGATCTGATCGCGGCACACCCTACTGGCGTAGCTGGTGACGGTTATCTGGTCGGTGACTACCTGTACCTGTACGGCGTAAACCCGAATGGTGGTGCTACCGAATGGTACAACGCTGGTCTGGTTCGTGGTCCACAAGGTATCCAAGGTAAAGACGGCCCACGTGGTCTTAAAGGCCAGATCGGTGAGACTGGTGAACGTGGTTCTCTGTGGCTGGTACTGCCTTCGAATCTTGACTTCCCTACTCCTGAGTATGGTCGTCCTGGTGACTGGGCTGTTAACAAGAACTTCGACTCGTTCTACAAAGACGAAGCAACTGGCTGGGCCTTGATTGGTCGTCTGGTAGCCGGCGATGTTAACTCTCCACTGCCAAGCCAAGGTAAGGTAGTACGTGAGGGTACAGCGTGGGTACCTCTGCCAATTGATGCTGTTGCTAACCCAGTGGTTGGTACCCAGTACGTTCGTGTTGGTATCACAGGTGGCGCTACCCAATGGCAAGCTCTGTCTCTGCCAGCGGCTGGTGTACCAGAAGTTCCTGCTAACACCACTGTAGCACAAGGTCGTACCTCGGCTGGTTGGACTCCAGTACTGGCAGTTCCAACGGGTCAGATTGCGACCACTCGGTACGAATTGCTGAATGGTGCATTCGTGGCATCGGCTGTTCAAGCGGCTGCTCCTGCTACGGTTGACACTGCTCTGTGCTATCAAGTGAATGCTTCGGGTGTCGGTTCGTGGGTAACTCCAACGTTCAACCGCTACTCGCTCTTGCAGGACACTGCTGCACGTAACGGTAACTTCACTCCTGACTTTGCCGTACAGCAGACCTTCCGTATCAACGGTGGTACTGGTTCCAGTCCAACGACTGTAACTCTCCCTGCTGGACAAACTGCTCGCACCATGCTGGCAGTGTTTGTAGTACAAGGTAACGTGAACAAACTGGCATTCGCTGCTGGTACTGGTGCACCTACCATTGGCTACAACAACGGTACCGCTGCTGCTGACATCGAGTACGGTGCTACCCAGACTGTGATCACTGCTTTCTGGAACGGCTTCGGCGGCTGGATCATCTCCAAGGGTCCGTCCTACTAAGACGACATATTGCCCCTCCGCAAGGAGGGGCTTTATGCTGTTATTTCCCGTGCATGTTAATCACACTGAAATACTTAGAGTCGATAAACTCAAAGTCCATGTGTAATAGATGGAGCATACGGAAAGCATTCAGTGCAGCTTGCTTCTGATCAATTGGAGTCTCAGTGACATCCTGTTCGAAGATCTTAGGAGAAATAAAGTTAAAGCAGTTAAGCTTAACTTTCTCCAGCTCGGGTTTATGCATCTTAATCCACTCGGGGAATTCATACATAACACAAGCCGCAAAGTTCTCATTCATCAACTGAGGCGTTAATTTTTCCATCGGAATACTAACGAGTTCTACGGTCAGGGTATTACCATACAGCTGGTGCATGATGTCTTCCAACCAATCGATCTCAACCGAGTTGAGTTCATAAGGCCAGTAGTTGACAGTCATACCGACAGCAGTAAGAGGATCAGCCATCTGATTCAAACGGTTAATGTGGTCATCGGTCAACAGTCTAAGAATGAAAGGTACAATCCCCGTACGGATAGAACCCGCAAGCGTGGCCTTGGTATTAGCACCACCACGCTCAGCATAAGCTTTGGCGAACTCTTCATTGCTGATGAGTCCACCACTTAGCCGGTCCCAGAAATCATTCTCGCGTAACCAGTATTCTTCGTTACCGATTACAGCGCGTGCAGCTTCCGGGTTAATACGGTTGATCGTACCCAAACGTGTATCTAGGTGAATGTCTAGTTGTGTGAGGATACGTTTTATTTGCATGATTAACCTTTAGGCGTGTGTTCAAGTGTAGTCTCTAATACAACACGCATGTTGGTTGTAGCGTAGACCACATAGAACAACCAGTAGTTGTCTTTGAGGATGTTTTTCAGATCCGTATGTTCTACTGCCTTGCCGATGGTCTCGTCATCAACGATGGTACTCTTAGACGTGAATGGAACCAAGCGTGGAACCATCTGGTCAATGATACTATCGATATCACTTACACCTTGTAGGAATGTAGCAGTAGTACTAATTAGAGTCTGTTGCATTGAAGTAGGTTTGCGGAACTTTTCCCAAACATATTTCTCAACGTATTTAGAATCCATCATCAGCAAATTGAGATCTGAACGGATGCTGTTCAAGATCTCAATAAAGCCTGCACTGTGCACAGCGTCTTCGCTTAGGAACAGTTCATGGATAGATTCAATCAACGCTTCTTTCATCTGTTGATTAGCTTCGTGCATATTACACCAAGTTGTTAGCCAGATGCTGAGCTTTGAGATAAACCGAAAGAGTCTTGTTAGACTTAACAGTTGAATCAAACTCTGACATAATGGAGTTAATGGAAGCTTCACCTGTTTCAATGATGGAGCGGTTCATAGCAAGGTATGCCTGTTCATCACCACCACGACATTTTATCAGTTCACGGATCATACTGTGCAGACCCTTAGATGCGTTAACCTGAAGCTCAGGAGCGGACAATCTAGCGCCTTTAGACTCACCGGTAGGCTGACCTGTACGTTGATCGACAACGTGGTTAGAAGTGGGGATAGAGGCCTTCTTGACGAGCATCTGAACCTGCCTACGGAAAGGTACAATACCCACCATGTGTTTGTTGGCAGTTTTATAGACCTGACCAGTTTGTTGGTCAGTCAAGATCAGATGTTGGAACAGTTCAAACTCTAGTTCGTCAGCGATCTCGTAAATGCGAGTCATCTGTAGAGTTTGTTCTTGAAGGTTAGGTGCATAGAGAGCCATGATTTCAGCATCGGTCTCTAAGTTAACAATCCACTGCTCGAACTCTTTATCAGACATCCGAGCAAACAGTTCTTCGTACACCTTCCCGTTATCAGAACCGGGAAGGAATTTGTTAATAAAATACAAGGCTTCTTTTTCAGCCTTCTTACGATCGATAGCCATGGTTAGCTCCGGTTAATGATTCATAGGATAGAATCCTTAGACTTACACTCGTACATTGGAGCAGCAGCATTATCGGTACACGCGGGTAGTCTACGCTTACTCAGGTAAGGTAGTACATTAGCAGTGAAACTATTGAACCACTGCTCAAAGGAATCTGTTTCCAAAAGCGATGCACGCAGTTGGAGTGTATCAGTACTGTATTGAGCTAAGACACCATGAAAGAAATTGTTCAGAGCTGCAATACTATCACAAGAGCCTAACCGTCGATAGATGTCTTCGGATAGTTCTACGTCACGGCCACGCAGGGCAGTAACAACTAGCATTTTGTAATCGGGTTGTGTTGACATATAAACCTACTTTATCTCACCACGGTAAATACAATCCGTGTGTTTATCTAAAAACTTGACTAATAAATGTCGGTGACAGAACTTGCCTGGACGGCAGTAACATCCGACTGCTAAAACTTCTATATTAAATAGCTCACTGAAGTATTCTGGCGATTCAATGAGCCGGTCCTCTAGTAACTGGTTGTAGCCCTTGGTGTAGTCGGCTTCAGATAAACCGTTGTACTTATAGGCTGCCAAAAGAGCCCACGTGGGAGCTAACATCCAATCACCTGACTTAATACTAGTGTCCATGTAAGGAACACCTAAGTCCATAACCTTCCGAACATTTGACAGCTGATAAGTATAAACTTCCATTATCTCACTCAGTCATCTGGACATTCACATTTAAGACCACCACCATTTTGGTAGACTGCACGGGTATCGCAACTACCGCACAACCAAGACTTACCGCCGACGCGCGCAGCCACTTCTTTAGCTAAGGCGCTGGCAACGTTAGCCAAGTCCTCGTCATCCATGTATTCCAGTTCATCTAGGTGCGTGTTACGACAGAATGGGCGGACATCACCATCGCGAATACCATTGAAAACTACACGCGGTGGACGATTCATCCAGTTAGGATCATAAGGAGTCGGACGACCATCCGTAGTGAGGTTCAACTCACCCTTCTTAAACAGATGCTGACTCGCGCTACCCAACCGGGTATCAAATACAGCGGTATCAGAATGATACCTTTTCCAATTAGGATCGTCCTTATAAATGCGCTCACCTGCTTCGGTTAGGATAGGGTCACCAACTTGGTGCAAAACTACCAATCTCAGATACGGACTATTTTCCGGGTTTTTTTCGACGAGGAGGTTGCCCCCTTCATCTCTTTTGTACACCGGATATGTGTAGACTTCATATGCACGTTCTTTTTGAGTATCAGTTACAGTCGTCATTTTCTCTACCATTGAATCGCCTATGTAAACGGTACCTTCAGGACCGCCATCAATAACTTGAACCATTTCTTTTACCTTAATGGGTATGGCACGGTTGGCATAGTCTAGCTTTAGATCACCCTTACGATGTTTCAATACACGCCTTAGACCAAAGAACGAGATGTCGTAAACGTCTTCCGTGTACCGTACATGTTTATTAGACTGCCAAGGGACTCTGTTCAGATTGGTGTCGAGCACCACGTCTCCGACTTTAGTGCCGTGAGGACCCCATAGTGCTTTTCGATGGTATTCATAATCACGTTGGGGTATTTCAATAACACCACCCCCACCAACTTCAAGAATCATAAACGGTTACCATGCAAGTTGTGATAGACCCGCGCCGAAGCGCGGATCGTTTATGCCGCCTTAGCGAGCGTTCGTGGAGTGATAGCCGCTTGTTCAGCGTCAGACATCCAGTAAGGTTTGTAAAGGCCCTTACGCATCCGCAGGAGGTCGTAGGTAGACAGGAACTTCTTCTCGGTAAGATGTTCGTCTTCTTCACACATCCAATAGCCGCGAGTCTTGTTCAGGATAACTTCCCAATCATAGCCCATTGCTTTAAGGTCTTCGTAAAGAGCTTTAGGCGTGCAGACTTCTTCAGGGTTATCGGTAGGACCATTAGCCCCTTCCAGAACCCAACGTTGGAATACGATCAACTGAAGCATCTCAGATTGAATCTCAACTGCACGGCGCAGCTCAGCAGATTCTTCCAACTTCTTACGAACAGTAGTACGAGACAGTTTAGTGTCAGGGCACAGTTCGATGAAGTAGTTCAGCAGGTTACCGCCAATACCCCAGTCAGCTTCTTTACAGTAGTCGAATTCAGTCAGAGCTGGTTTGATACCTTCAGACTGAGCAACCAGAATGTTGAATGGCAGGTCAGAGATACCGTTCTTACCGCGCAGGTTCTTGATCTCCAAGCAACGCAGGTCAGAGTCACCTTGGATAGCGGTAGCGTTATCCAGTGGGTACTGAGGCATCTTGTCTTTGTTCAGCAGTGGCTTGTTAGACAGGATTTCCCAAACGTTGTTAGGCAGCGAGTAGAAGCCGTTAGATACGCCAGCGATGGTTGTACCTTTCTTCTGACCCGACAGCTTACGTTTGTCAGCAGCATATGGGTCCATCTCGATCACGTCAGCAACGTGAGCGGTGAGCAGCATGTAAGTGTTAGACTTAGCACACAGCTGAGGCAGTTGACCGAACAACTGAGATTTAGCTTTACCGTTAGCCATGGCATCCATGTTAAGACCGCTACTACCGATAGCGTTCTTTTCATACATGGTCGATACAGCACTAACTTGGAACTTCGAGAACGAGTCGATGAAACCTACAGTTGGATACAGGAACTTCTTAGAGTTACCGTTGATGTCCAAGAATGGACTGGTACGCATGTAAGTCTTAGATTCTTTCTCTTTAACGCTCAGAGCGTCACGGAACTGTTTGAAGAACTCGTCACCGGTATAACGAGACAAGTCAGTGAACGTGAACTGTTCATCGTTAACCCAGTCGATATCACGAAGTTCATCATAGTGCTCACCAATAGTAGACAGACGACTATGTGGTGACAGCGTACCTTCTGTATCGTAGGTCAGCGCATAGCTACCCGGAAAGGCACGACGTACCATCGCAAGCATGTACATGCAGATGGCAGATTTAAAGTTGTTAGGGCGAGAACTTACGCCAGTCAGAGATCCAAGACCTCCGTTGAGAATCATCTCACCATGCTTACCTTGCTCATATTTGCCAGTTGGGATATCCATCAGGCAGCCAATGTTCAGAGCAGGTCGAAAAGCGGGACGATCAAAATGGTTTGCAAACATTTTTGAGTTTTCCTTTAAGTGTGTTAACTACATAAAGTATCAACTACGGTAATTTAATCCGCTTATTTTATGTTAACAGTGTCGCGACTGTGTTTAATAACTTTTATAAGGTACCTTAAAATGAAATACGGATTACTGAGCAAATATATCAAAGAAGCTGGAGTTGGTTCTACCGGCAGTACCGAGATTATGCATTTCCAAAATATGCCATCGCTAGAATCAATGGAAGGTTATAGTGGCGATCAATTTGTAGAATGGCTAAAGAAATTAATAGAGTGGCTTAAGAACACATTCAGTAAAATCGCTGAACAGGTGAAAAATGGTACAGCAACATTGAGAACAAGTATTCGTGATGGATTGGATAGTCTTGGCTCACTTTCCGACTTCAAACTAGTTGATTTCGATATACCTGGTGTACTGGCCAATAGTCTATTCGTAAACGGTCACGCTGACAGCA